CCTCAACAAACAAGGAATGGGGATATTAATCAAAACAACAGGGAAATAATTCAAGAACTCCAAAATAATTACATCGAACGAGAATCACAATATGTCCGGCAAAATGTCGTAGAGGACGATCCTTATATTCAGATTTTTGAAACTCTAAACATAAAGGAACTTGAGGCTTATATGGAGCAACTAAGAATCAAATTATTGAAAGCTCACTCAAATACTCCAAATGATGATGTAATATTGTTGCAATCAATGGACCTTGATGTGTTGGATAAAATTATTCAAGACATAACAAATATTATACTTGACCTGGACAAAGTTGATATTCCTATTATATGCTGCGAGGAAGATCAAACCAGAAAAACATCAAATCCATCCGAGGAAATTATAAAATCAAATTCACCATCCAAGACCTCAAATACGGAACCTGAACATAATCTACTATCAGAAATAATTGAAATTAATCCTAATGAACATACCAGCAAAGAGTATTACAATGATTATATAGTATCCCTCAAAAAAAAGTACATTGGTGTTTCCTCAATTGATATCATTGAACATAAATTTCCAGAGCAAAAGCATAATATAACCTCAAAAACAAATAAACTAGAATATACCTATGTGTCAAATGATGAGAATGTTAATATGAACCTAGAAATTGACGAAGGTTCATATAGTATAGACGAACTTCTCAAGGAGCTCAATGAAAAATCAGAAAGCATGATTTTCAAAAAAACAAATAACGACTACATACAAATAAGGAACAAGTCCAATAAAATTCCTTTTGATTTGATTTATGGTAAAAATTCAATATTAAGAATGCTCGGATTCACAAAAACTCAAAAGTTGATTGGGGAAAGCTCATATAAATCTTATGAGAAACATAAAATTAGTAAGGTTTCCATTATTTATCTTTTCATTGACAATGTTTTTGAAAGTCCAATTGCAGAAATCAATCTTGAATCTGGAGAACTTAAGCAACTTGAAACGCTAGATATGACTATAGGCGAGATGTCAGACCTTAACGTCAAAATTAAAAAGAAAGATAAAGGTGGAGATTTTGAACCATTTTCCTTTGACGGAGAACCCCATAAATTCTCCATAAAATTAGAATTTAAAAATTGACTCTGTTAAAATAAACCTTCCTGTTTTTGTTCATTGTTTCATCATCAACTTTTGATTTAATTATGTTATCAAAAGTATCACCTTCCAGCAACCTAACAATGAAATTAATACTGTACACTCCACATTCACTATTCTTATATTGGTGCCTAATATCATTCACTAGAATATCATCAATTGTTGTCCTTCTTACATCAATTTTACCTCCTGTCATTTGTTTACATCCTTTATAGCATTTTCTTAAAAATGACCTTATCCTCCTATCCGGTTCCTCTCCATATGAATCAAAATAGTATACCTTACCTCCATCTATATCAATGTACCCAGCGACCCAATGTGATCCTCCTTGGTCATGTTCATCTAAATTGAACACTACTCCTAATTTTTTGTACCCAGCATCGCACATCTTGTTAAGGTCCATCTCTGAAAATCCAAAATCTTCTTTTTCAACTGGATAGTTAATTTCTTCAAAATCAACTGGGACCGCTCCAAGAAATTTAAATCCCTTGTGGGAACTTTCATATTGTTCCATGACCAAGTTTATATTAAAAGTGTTCAGCCAGGTATATCTTCCCTTTGGACCATCGGGTCTCCAGGTGTTCCTCTTCATTTCCCATTGCATTGCCTTTCCCATTTCTTCCGCAAATGGTTGTTCAACCCAACATTTTTGGTCATCACATATATTGCTAAGTCTTGATTCAAATTGCTCCACCAGATATCCCTTGTATTTTGTAGGATTCAATGTATGCAGTTTGTTGCTGAGTTTTATTTTATCAGAATGCTTGTTGTTGTATGCATTTGCAAGAGCAACCAACCCGTCAACTGACAAACACGTAACACCATCGTATTTACCCTTTGAAGGAGCGCACCTGTCATCCATATGATTACCTCCTCCGGATATCTTAGATGTCTTAGATGTCTTAGATATCTTTGATTTTTTTAGCGTCTTCTTAGGCATTTTGATTGAAATTCAATTTATATCCTATATTATTAATTGCGATATAAATTGAACGTTGATCATTGATTGTCAAGGAAAGGAATCAATCAAAATCTTCATCGAACATGAACACTTCACCATTTTTCCTGGTCCCAACATATTTTCCATCTTTGTTGAAAACATTTCCACAATCGCTGTAATAATAAGACTTGTTATTGTACACAAATTTTGTGACAACTATTTCCTTGTCATCTATACTTGATACATGAGACCTCGTCTTATTTTTGGTTTTGTCTATGGTTGATTCTATTTCTGCAACCGAACGCCCATCATTTATTGCATCAAAATATTCCAACTCAGCCTGGATTATTCCCTCTGCCATTGTATTGGTCGTATTGGTCGTATTGGTCGTTTTGGGTGTTTGTATAAGTTATCAATTAAGTGTGTTGATATGCACTCAATAGCAAATAAAATCAATTTTATTTCAAAATCAATTTTATTTGTTGTTTCATTCAATCAGCAAAATCAGCACATCCCGATGATGACTCAGACTCGGGTATTAATGATCTCCTGAGTCCTATGGCATCCTTTATTTTTTCATTCGATTCTCCACTCCTAATCAATTTTGCAAATTCCATAATTTCTTCATTTTTCAGTTTGTCATCCTTAGTCTTATATTTGTACTTTCCATTTGGATAATCAAAAGTTTCCACGTACTCTTTGAAAAGTTCGAGTTTATCTTTATTGTTTCTGAAAAAAATCACATACTCCCACATGTCCTCGAATATCGGAAGAGAATTTTTAAACCATTCTCTGTCTCTGACAATGGTAACATTATTTGATTCTTTAAGATACCAATAAAAAACCTTGTCAAAAATAACATCCTTGTACTTTGGATTTTCGTTAATTTCTATCATTTGCTCCGCGATCCATCTGTCGCATTCATATGGAGTCATTTCTATTTTTTTAGGATAGATGAAGGTTGCCTTGTCATAAACCATTTCATAATATCCTCTACATTCTTTGAAAAACTTCTTCTCTTTAATCCTTTCGGGTAATTTATCAAATTCATGTTTTAAGTATTTTTTGCTCTTTGGTATTAACTGTATTAAACAACCCTTTTCGGTTCCGTGTTCTGCTGACCTAAAAGGCTCATCTTCATTTGTGTCGAAAATAAAATGGTCCCTGGAATCATAGTGTCCAATACTACATTGCCAAAAATCACACTCCTCAAGATTGCAGCATTCCAATTGCAATTGAACCTGAGCATAATAATACTTTGGACATATTCCACCGTAAATTGGACCTTCGAAATTTATTTTTCTTGATATAGGACATTTTATCTCCAACATCCTCCCAACATATTTAGATTTGTGCTTTTCGTCATGCTTGTACTGGTTCGCAATTCCATCCGGACTTGCCGCTAAAATGTCAATTGTTGGATGCGCCATCAATCCAAATTCATCAACATGGACATTCATCCTGTAGCAATAAATCATCGTGGCGACTTCTTCAAGTTTTTTCCCATGATAACATGCTCCGTTGCTTGTAAATGTGGAACCAAGAGTTTTCTTAAATATGAAACCAAATGGAGCCTCGTAATCATTCAAACCCAACACGGTTCCTCCATCACTTGCCGTTATTTTCTTGGTTCTCATGTCAAACCACTCTTTTGACCTCTGCTCAGGAAGAACAATTGCTCTTAACTTTTCGTAAATTTCAACCCTCTTAATTAATTCATAGTCCAATACATCGTCAACCTGAACCTCATGAATCCACTGCGTACCCCTTGGCTCACTTATAGAACCAATGGGCTTTCTCAATTTGATAACCTGCTTTATAGTAGCTTTCCTATACATTCTACTAACAAGTTCCTCGATCCTTTTACTATCAATTGGCTTTGGCTTTGGCTTTGGCTTTGGAGTGTTTGAGTTGGTGTTTGAGTTGGTGTTTGAGTTGGTCTTGGATTTGGTTTTGGATTTGTTTTTGGATTTATCCTTGAGTTTATCCTTGAGTTTATCCTTGGATTTGTTCTTGATGGGATCCTTAGTTTCCTTGATTTCATTTTTTATTAAAGTTGAATGAGTGTTCGAGGAATCATCAGGGTCCATTAAAGAAATAAGTTCTTGAAGTTTATCATTTTTCTTTACTTTCTTTCTCTGGAAATTAAAGTAATATCCTACCTTTTTATTATAATGCACATACGAAATTATACACTCAGATGAATCCTTGCGGGATATTTGTAGTTTTGAAGAAGCACTTTCAGAAACATCAATTATAATTTTCTTGACCGTATCAATATCATGTGCCCCACTGAATTCAATCAATTTTACATCGTCCTCTAATGTTTTTTTTAAGGAACTGTCCGTGCTCATATTTTAGACTGCAACTTTGAACTGCACAATAGCTATTCTTAATATTTTAATTGTCATTTCTATATATCCAATGAAACTAACAGTAAAAAAGGCAATAAACAAGTCCATCATACTTTGGAATGTTGATGTTGGAAGGATTCCTGTTTTGTACATGTGGACCAAGAGGAATAATTATGATTTTGTCAAAGGCGATTTCATAATGATCGATTTTGACAAAAGGAAAATGGAATGGTATGTAAAATTAGTAACAGTCGATAAAATTTATGTATCGACTGTCGATGATATAACCGGTAATGCCACCATAGAAATTATAGGAAGATGATTGGATAATTTTATGATCAGTTGATCAGGTCAATAAGTTTACAGTATGAAATCATTCTCATCCTGCAACATGACCTCCACAACCCGAGGTCATCAAGAAGCTTCTTTTTTGCATCATCAAGGTCCTTTTTATCCATTTTTGAATCTGAGCATAATTTGTCATGTTCCCTTTCGTAAAGAAGCTGCTTGTCCGCCAATAGGGTCCTGCATGTAGGGCACTTAAAATAGAGCATCCTAGTGGATGTTGTTAATATACTGTTATATTATATTTAGTTATTAATTGTCAATTTTTTTAAGGTACCCCATTGAGCATAAAAAATTGAAAATCTTAGTTCAATGAAGATACAACAAATGATGGATATGGTATCAACTCCGGAAGAGTTTTACACATTTGAGATGGCTTCCGATGGAAGGCGTGGGGATGTGGGATCAAATGTTGTTTCGCACATATTGGTGCGCGATGGTGACGGTCGGTGGAGGCCTGTCCGAGCCCTGGGAGGGCCAGGATGGGCCTTCGGGAATGGAGAAAGGGGAGAAAGAACCATATTGGATTCCTATATCCAAATTATATGGCACAAGGGGTTGAACATCACCCTCGTCATTTCCAGGGGAGATCCCCCTGGGGGGATGTACGATTCCATTTATGGAAAGCCGAATGTTTTCGGCTCAAATCCATTGGTTGATGGACGCCTATTGTACCATTGGGTACCTGGCACAATTGTGCCATTGGTGTCTGTTCCTCGGACAGC